CCACCAACCCCAACGCAACGCCGCAAGCGCCGCGTCCTCATGCATCTTGGCGACGGACGCATTGAGCACGGCGAGATCAACGGCTTGACCCGCTTGGATGTTGGTGGCGTTGATCGATACATTGGCATCGGTGCGCTTGTTGATCACGCCGACGACGGATGTTGCCAGCGAATTGAACGCCGACGACGATATCCACGCGATGATCTGTGTCAGCAGCCACATCACGCGGCAATCTTGGTCACTGGAATATCGGCGAACTGCACCACCTTGACGACTTCGCTTGCACCCTCCACGGGCACGATACGCTCAACCGCCAGCGAATTGCGCCGCCGCAACAGTTCACAGACGATGCCGTTGAAGATGCCCCACACCGCAAACCACTTGACCGACAGCAGCGGCGACAGATCGGCGATGCTGATGACCGCCCAAGCGATGCCGGCGACGATCTGAAGCCGCGCCCAAAAGATGGTTTCCGAATGTACGAACCAATTCTTGATCGTGTTGAGCATGGTCAGCCTTTCCAAAACAGCCGGGCGAGGTTTTGCCAGAACGTCAACTTGACCGGAGCGGGTGTGACTTGCGGCACGGGATCGGGCAACACGACGGCGGGCGCTGGCGTTGGCTCGACAGGCGACGGCAGCGGCGGCACCGGAGTTGCCTTGATGATCTTCAATTCAAGATGCGCGTAAGCGAGTGCAGCGCTCAGCCGCTTCAATGCGTCGGTACGGTTGGCCATGCCGTTCGGGATTTTCTGCGTCTGAGCATTGCCGAGATTGATGATGCGAGACACCGACAACAGATCGCCGACATCCGCATATTTGTTGCAATTGCTCTTGTTCCATTCGGCAAGCGCGGGCTTCAAGGCATGTTCGGCCGACAGCACCAATTCAGGATGGTTTTCGAAATCGACACCGCACAACGTGCCCATGGTCCGATAGTTGTAACGGCCCGTGGTCTGCATGATGCCGCCGCCGCGATATATCCAGCCGTCACCGTGCTTGGTGTTGCCAAGCTCTTTGGCCTTGGACGGATTGCCGAGCCCATAGACCCGCTCCGCGATGGCTTCCGGATGATGCGCCAATTGTTGCGCCTCGGCTTCTGTCACGCGTGCGCTGTGATGACCGATGCCGAAAATCTCCAGCAGACGCGGCGCGCTGTAGTTCATGTTTTCCCACGTCACCGAGAGATCGCCGGTCTCCGCGATGGTCTGCGCAATGAACATCAACAGCCGCTTGTCGGTGTTGACCTTGTAGCGCTCGAACAGCGCATCACCATTGGCGAAGGCCGCGAGATATTCCGCGCGCGCGTGCGGGCAGACCTTTTTGACAAGATCGATTGGCCGCATTGAAATCCCTTTCCGGGAAAGTGTCAGGTGAGATGTTCGGCCGGCATCGTCGTGCCGCCGCCGCTGGCACCCTTGCCGCCCGTGCCCTTGCCGCTTCCGCGTGTATCGCTTCCGGCTTCGCCTTGCGGGCATTTGAGCGACAACGTCGTGCGATAGCCCGAGCCGCGCGCCAGTTCGTGCGTGGCCTTGTCAATCACATAGGTGCCATCGACACCGGGCCGCACGCCGATCACGATGCAATTGCCTTCGGCGCGCGCCATCGGGTTGCCGTCGATGATGACCGTGCCCGCGCCCTTGTCGCGCGAACTTTCCTTGCCGGCCGATGTGCCATGACTTTTGGCCTCGGTGGCATCGGCCTTCGAATGCCGCACGTGCGCTGATACATCTTCGGACTTGGTGCCGCCGAGACTTTCAACCTCGACTTTTTCCTCCATCCACTTTGCTTTTTTGATGTCATACCAGCGCGCGCGAACATCGGCATAGGAAGGCCGCGCCATGATTGGCGAAATGCTTGAGGTGATCAGATTGACGCCGACTTGCGCCATCACGTTGCCGATCACGCCACCGCCCGCCGTCTGTCCCGAGTTGCGATCAAGGAAGATGCCGCGCGTGCCGCCGACCATCTTGAAGGTGCAACCGGTCTCACGCGCCATGCGTTCGGCGAAGTGCAGAAAGCTTTCGTGATCCTGCGCAATGTACTTCCGGACATCATTGACCGGGCCGCCGCCCATGAACGACATCGACACGCCGGCCTTTTGCGCGGCATCGCTGACCGCGTCTTTCACCGACTTGTCGTCGTGGTGAACGGTCTGCTCCTGCTTTTGTTTGCCGTGGGTGTCGGCCGATTTGGCTTCCACCGTGATGCGACGACCCGCGCCGCGATCGAAGATGTGTTTGACGTCATCGACCACACCGGAGAACACCTGCACGACGCCGCCATCAGAACCGCCCAACGCGATCTCGACTTGCGCTTTTTCCTGCGGCATCGATATCGAGCCGTTGGTGTCGTCCAGTTCGATCGTGGCGCTATCGGCATTGCGCCCGGCGCTGTCATTGACCGTCAACTTGATCAGGCGCGAAGCGAACCGCGTCGATACGTCGGTGCCTGCGACGAAAACGAAAAACTGTGTGGCCTCGACAATGGCCATGGATCAATCCCACAGTTTGATAACAAGAATGGCCGCCGTGGTTTCTTCCTCAAGCGGTGTCGGCAGAATGAATTTCGTACCGACAGGCAGCACCCCGCCGCACCCGGCTAAGCCGGGATTGACATCAAGCACGCGTTCAAGATAGCCCGGCAGATACTTGCGAAATCGGCGCATGATGAACCGATCCAGCGTGATGCCGTCACCTCGGATCGTCATCACCTCACCCGAGATCATGGCGACAGTCCGAACAGCGAAGCGAAGGCTGCGACCGCACCGGGACTGTCGGCGCGTTCGATCAAAATCGTCACGTCGATTTGCTGTCCAACACCATCAGTCGAAAGGTGCTGATGCACTTCACCAACCTTGGTGATGACAAACCACCCCATCACATAGCCATCGCCGCGCATGACATATTGCGCGGTCCCGGTTTCGCGCAAGGTGTGCAGCAATTGCAACGCGCCCGACCCGCCGGACTTGAACGGAAACAGCTTGCCGATAATCGTCAGCTTGTCATCTCCTTCGCCGACATGTTCGTAAATCTTGCGGCGGCCGATAACTTCCTTCCTCGCATAGTCGGTGTCACGTTCGCGCGTGATCTGGTGCGCGTTCATCGGCGCAATATCGAATTGCAATGGTCCGATCTGCAACAGCATCAGCCGCCCGTTCTGCTCGGTGAGTTGGCACCATCGCTCTTGATCGCGTTCATGTTCGGCGTGCCGACCACCGGATTGATGTTGACACTGATGTTGGAGAATTGCGCCTTGATCCGATCGATGATCGGCGCGACCTTGCCCGGCAGCGCGTTTAGCTCAGCAGTGAAATTGGTGATGAAGTCATTGCCGGCGCTGGCCCCGGCAGGCCCGGCGCTCGGAGCCGGCGCAACGGTTGGCGTCACCGCAATCGGCGCTGCGGGTGTCGGTGGCCCCATCAATTCCGGCTTCATGTAGGGGAAGCCCTTGGCGTGCATCCAATCAAGCGCCGGCCCCTGAAACATCGACGGCGCGGTCTGCACCATGCCAGCTTCTTTCTTGCGTTGATCAAGAATGTCCTGCCAACGCTGGCGTACTTCATCCGATCGCGTCGTGTCGGCGGCTGCGGACGTCGCCTGATCAATCGGTGACATCTTGCTTTCGCTCTTGGATTTGTCGAGCCCCGGCGTGAAGCCGGCCCAATCCTGATAGGCCTTCACCGTGCCCTGATATTGGGTGATGGCCCATCGAATGTTTTGGATGGTGGTTTCGATTGCTTGGATCGCGACGAGAACATCTTCCGGCACTTTCATATCGACCAATGCCGAGCCTGCGGCTCTGCGCAGACCTTCCAACGCAATCGTTAGCGCGTTCAACTTTGCTTCGGTGTCGCCCATGTAGCGATCGAAACCGGTGTTGATTGAGCCAGCATCGGCGCTTGCAATGCTGGCGAACAAGGCTTGTCGATCGGCTTCCTTGGTCTTGCTCAACGCGGTTAGCACCGCCACAAGGTTTTCATTGCGCACGCCCATCGACTTCAGCAAACCGAAATCGCCTCCGGTCAGATTGCGCGACAGATTATAGAACACCTCCAGCGTATCCTTGCCGGCTGCCTTGGCCTTCTGCATTTCATCGACGATATCAATGTCACCTTTCTTGAACGCACCGACAACGGCCTTGGATTGCATCTGCACCATGGCATCGCCCAACGCCTTGACAGCGTCGGCACCTTCATCCATCTGCGGCGCGATCACGGCGGCCATCGATAGATATTTCTGCAAGCCTGTGATGCCGCTGTAACCGGAACGCCCGGCATCAGCCATCGAACCCGAAAGGTTTTCGGCGAAGTCACCGACCGCGATGTTCGATGCTTTCGCAGCCTTCGCCATCGACGCCCACGCCAACGGCATCTGATCACGCGTGAGACCCATTTGTGCGGCCAACGCATCGTTGACCTTGGCGACACGTTCCGGCAACACGTCAAACACAGTGCCGACCTTGCCGACGTCGTTCAACATCCCGAGCGCTTCACCCATGCTGCGACCGTTCTTCACCAGCACGGACATTGCTGTTTCCATCTTGTCCGTGGTCTGCCCGGTCGCTACCGCCGCGCTTTCGATGGTGTCGTGAGCCATCTGCATTTGCTCACGCGTCCAACCCGTGGCGACTCCGAGCCGCGACATGGCGCGCTCGCTTTCCGCGAACGCCTTCACGTCGCGCACCGCCTCTTGAATGGTGACGTAGCTCAAGGCCATCGCCCCGAGTTGCTTCATGCCCGTTGCAAATCCCGACGACGACAATTGGCCACCGGCCCCGCGCGCGGCACTGCCGATGCGGTTGAGCCCGCCCGCGACGCTGCCGGCAGGACCGGTGACGCCATCCACCAGCCGCATCCACAGCGTGCTTTCGCGGGTGGCCATGTCAGGTTTTCCTATTGATCAGGATTTCTCGATTGCTTCGCGGATGAAGTCAGGTATCAGCGCGGTGACCATCGACAGCAACGCCTCGACATCGGGCCACTTCAACGCACCGAGCGACACCGGATCGATGCCGGACATGCGTGACAGCAATTCCACGTTGGTCTTGATCCGCCCAGCCAAGAAATCCTGCACATCCCACAGCGACAATTGCCCGATGGTGACTTCGCGCAAGGTAAGGTTGCCGACAATGACCGGATACAACAAGAAATAGACGCGTTGCCCTTCCGAGCCGAGATATTCGACATCCGGGCGCGGCGGGGGCGGTTCGGACGGTGCCTCGGCTTCGTCAGGCGCACCCATATGCGTTAAAATTTCCGGGACGGGTTCGGGGACCGGGCGCGGATAAGGCCTGTCAGCGGGCCGCGCTGGCGTTTCCGCCTCTTGGGCCGGGGCAAAGTCCCCCATCGGATCGGGATCGCCCCTTGCCGGGGCAAACCCGGCCGGGGCGATCTCCGACGGATACACCCGCTGATCGTTCATCAGACAAGGCCAAGCATCGCCATATATTCGCGATCCTCAACCCCGAACATGCGGGGACGCGGCTGGGTCCAGAAATCCCACGTCCACCACTCCGCGCCGCCGATCCACAACTCATAATGCGACACTTCAATCAGCGTGTAGTCGTGGCCGAACTCTTTGCCGCGTTCGAACGCTTCCGGCGCGACCTTGCCGATTGAGCCGCGAAAAATCGCCTTGCCTTGGAGCGCCTTGCCTTCGCGCTTGTCGCGCACCACGCCGTAGGCGGTGACGTTGTTGACCTGTCCCGATCCAATGCCGAACATGGCGAACGCTTCAGGATCGAAACCGGCAATCTTGAATGTCGGTTCGATTTTCTTGATTGCGTTCATCGAAAACGAAATCTCGCCGGCACCGCCGCCTGGATTGTGATCGACGGTTTGATATTCAAGCGTCGGCAATGTCAGCGACGTCAAAGACAGATGCTTTGATTTGGTTGGGTCCGCGTCGCCGAGAAACAGCGACACGGCTTCAAGTAGCAGAATATTCGACATGGCGGTTTCCCTTTGGCGAGCGGGTGAGTGATCAGGCTGCGGCGGCCGTGGTCTGCACGGTCTCAGTCAGCACCGTGGAAGCCGCAAGCGCCGCGATGGTGGCATCGAGCGCGGGGCGATGTGGCCGTGACATGATCGTCGCCAGCCGGAAGACCGGGGCTTCCTCAAACCGCGCATCGATATAGATTTTGCCGGTGCGCAGATCGTCGGGGTTGTTCAAGTCGGGATCGAAGCGGCAGAGATAGCCAAGGATATCGCCCTTCGATTGCGAAATGTTGAGGATGTTGCCGACGACGTTGACCACGGTCTGAATGGTGTGCGTGGTCAAGTTGAACTTGCCGAGATAGAAACGCAGCGTGCGCAAGCACGTCAGTTCGATGAAGTCGCGACCGCGCACCTTGTGATATTGCTGCCAAACGGCTTCCTCGCCGACATTGTCGATACCGAGAAACACGAAGCCGCCATCGGAGATCGCAAAATCATCGCCGCTTTCACCACGCACGATCGGGCCAATCTGATGCGTCATCAAGTCTTGGCCTTCGGTCGCGCCATCAGTCAATGAAAACTCGACATCGCGACCCGGCCCGACAATCCCATAGATCGGCTGATTGGCCCATGAGTGGAACGGGCGGCCTTCATATTCGAAGTCACGCCGCACGCCGATGCCGATAACGCGCGGGCTTGCCGGCTTGCGCACGACGACGCCATTCTCCAGCACCTTGACATCGGGACTGACCAGAATAAGCCGATTGGAGCTAAGCGTTTCGCGGTAGTTGATCGCGGCAAGCTCGGTTGTTGCCGGCGCATCGACAACGGCGACACCAAGATAAGATGCCAAGATCGCCGGCAACGTCGATGCAATCGGGTTGGCCAGTTCATCAAGCTTGCATGTCGCAGTCGCGCCCGCCCCCGTGGTGTCACCTTCGCCGCGCACAATGGTGAGGATCGGCGGGGCGGTGTAGTTGCCCGGTGACACCACATTGATGGATACGACCTTGCCGCTATCCGAACCGGTCCCTAGCACACACTCACCGACAAAGCCGGTGCCGTTGACTGTGTCGGCGGTGACCGTTGGCACCTTGGTGTAAGCGATGGTGCCGCCACCGCCGCCGATCGTGATTTCGCTCACACCATTCGGCGTTTGCGAGGTGTAGCCGGGCACGCAAACCAATCGCGGATAAGCGCCGCACACCGCACCCGCGCGCTTGAATGCCCAGATGCCTGAGCCCGCCGCCGAATTGCCGATGATGTTGGACATCGTATTCCACAAGGCTTTGGTGACATCAGGATCGGTGTCCTCTTCAACGCGCACGAAGATCACACGCGCCGATCGTTGCATGCGGCCAAGCTGTTCGTTGATCGCGTCCAGCGCATCGCCGATGTAGCAAGCCGGATCGATCAAGCGCGCCGTCGCATCCGTTGACGTGAACATGATCGGCGTATTGAGCGGGAACGCCGCGTCAAAATCGGTGTCGAGTACATCCGGCGCTTTCACAGCCGGGCCGCACAGACCAACCACCGACATCATCGCATTCGACGGCGGGGCGGGTTCGTTGGCTTCACGGATGAACGTAAAGCCGAAATAGGGTGAAGACATTGTCAGACCTCCGTCGAATTGCAGTTGCGGAATGTTACCAAGCGAAGCGCGGCAACCAGTGTGACCCCACGATGGCCAGCGAGATCAGCGTTCCCGTAAAAAACGTGACCTTGATCGGTGTGGCACTTTGTGTGCCTGTCGTGTCGCGCATGCCGGTTGCTACCAGCACCAAGCCCGTGGCTAAAATCGTGATCACGAAAACAACCGCGCCAACGACGAAGGCCATCACGCCGTCGTCGTCGTCTTTGTTGCTACGGCTGGCGTCACCGGCACCTTGGGTGGATCATAGACCAGCACGTCAAGCGGATCGACGACCTTTGCGTACATCAGGCCGGCATTGACGTCAGCATCATCCGTCGCGATTGGCGCGTTGGTGAAGTCGGCAGCGACGACCTTACCGGCTGGGATGCTGTCCCAATACCAGAACGGTTGACCAACGCCCGGCGTGGTCTTCACCAATACCGGAACGATGCTTGGCACGGTTGTCAGTCCGCGCACGATGGTCTCGCCCTTCAACTCGATTTCACAAACCAGTTTAGCCATTTGTCACGTCCCTCATGTTGGTAACCTGAAAACCTGCACCGAAAAATCAATCGGATCGAAAGCAGTCGCTTCGCCGTCAACACTCTTCATTTCGATCACGAAGTAATCCGTCGTCTTTTCGGTCACCTGACCCAACCCGGACGATACGACGAAGTAATTGAGATCAGGCTGCGGCAGCGAAAAAAACAGCATGTAGGAACCGACATCCGCATAGACCGCCGCCGCAATGTTGAACAATCCGCCTGTGACGCCGACATCGCCATCGACAATCGGAATGTTGTAAACCGCCGCGACACGAGCAGGCGGCTGCACCAGCGTTGCAACCGTGCGCACCTCATAGGTCTCCGTCACGAAGTCACGCACGCGCGTATAGATCGGCTCGCCGTAGGCTTCCTTGCCGGGCGGCACCACGAACGGCTCGACTTGAAACAGACCAACCGCGATTTGTTGTGCGATTGTCCACGACAGCCAGACTTGCGGCGGCACCTGCACATCAGGCAAGCCATTAGTCTTCACAATAATGGCGTCACTCGAATTAACGACGCGAAAGTCATAGGCTGCTAGTTGACGAACAAATTTCATTCCATCAACTCCAAGAGACATAGACGGCACCAGCCGCACCGTAAGCCGGCCCGGACGCACCTGATATTTGTTCACTGACACCGGGCGAACCACCCGGACCAACAACGATAGTGATGACAGACAACGGCACTAACTGGCCTTCGATCCAAGTCTTATAGGCGCGACCACCCGGACCACCGCTACCACCTTGGGCAGAACCACCAGCAGGCCCACCACCAAACCCCGGAGCATAGCCGCCAACACCACCAGCAGCGCCGCCGCCTGTAATATTCCCATCGCCATTCAAGCCGGTGCCAGACGCCCCGACAGCACCGTTGTAACCGTTAGGACCACCGCTGCCGCCATATCCGACAACGTTGCCCGTCGGCGCATTGAAGTAGCTATAGCCGCCCGCGCCGCCCGGCGTTGCAGACCCGGCATGCACTTCGACGCCGCCGCCGCCGCCGCCAGCGCCTCGCGCATCGGCCGTCAGCGAATTATGATTTGGTACCGTGAAATTGAATGATCCCACCGTTGCGAAAGTTTGCGAGCCGGGGATCACTAGCGGACGCAACGCCTTTGGGAACGGCGCAATACCGGGTATCCATAAATGCGGACGCGCGATCACGCGAGGTTGCGGCACATGCTGTTGTTGCTTGCGCCTGACCGCGATCATCCATTCAGCTTTCCGCCCGAGAAAATCACCGCCCCGGACACTACCTGCCATGACAGATAGTTGCTCGCGTTCGCCGCCGTCGAAAATGTCGGCCACCGCGCATCGATCGGGTACCATGTCGCTCCAAAATTAACCGTGCGCCCCGCCGCCGATCCTTGCGTCCAGTTAAATGAACCACACTGCCCATCCTTGGCGTTGAGCGGATCGGCAAGCGTGATACTTCCCCCCAACGTGCCCTTGAAATTGATACCGGTCGCCAGATCAAGCGTCACGGCCCCTGACAATGCGTTACCAAGATCAACAGGCAACGCCGCTGACCATACTGCATTGGCAGTGATAGCTTTGTTCGCAGCGTTGCCGATAAAGGTCGCGGCCGTTGCCCAAATATTGGAAGCAAGATCACCGAACCCCGCCGACGACAACACCGCCAACGCACCAAGACCAAGAGCGCTCCGCGCCGCTGGCTTGTCAGGTAAATCGGAAAGCCCATTCGCCTTGAGCAGCGCATTAGAAATCGGCGCTAGCACCGCAATCAATGCGGTAGCAATCGCATTGGTGGCGTTGTCAGCCTGCGTTGTCGTATAGGCACCGACTTGCGCCGCTGTTACTTCATGCGGATTATCAGTTCGGGTTGCGTGCCCGGTTTCGGGTGGCGTGCCCACCCGGAACAACCAATCGGAAAACTCACCATTCCCCTCGGCAGATATGATCGACACTGACAACAACCGCTTGCCGCGATCGAACAATTGCACACGCGCCAACATCTGATTTTCTGGTGCGGCGGCAGCACGGATCGAGACATAATCGGTGTAAACATAATTCGTTGCAGTGACCGGCGTGAGTACAAATGACATGTCGCCGCTTGCAGCAATGGTCTTGGTGTCCGTACTCTCGGCAGAGAATGACGCACCAAGCGTATTGAGCCGCGATTGTGCTTCGACAATCATCGGAATGAAGACGTCATTCAATCGGCTGATGCCGACCGAAATCAACTGATCTCCGATCGCTTGCAGATTGGCCGCATCGTTTTCGCGCGCGGCCAACCGCAAATCGATATCCTGAAAGCGTTCATTCCAGAAATCGGGCACACCGAGATCATCGTTTCGCTTGACTTGGTATCGAGCAAACCGCTGCATCAGACTTTCTCTGCCGTCACAATCGCATCAGCGATTTGAGTTGCGATCTTGCCCTTGACTAAGATGTCCAGTGCCGACGGGCGCAAGATCGTTGCACCGTCGTGCACTTTGCAGACACGATTAACGGTGATCTTATAGAGCGCTTCAGGTTCAAACACCTTCGGCACATCTTGTGCAACGGCCTGTGCTTTTGCCTTCGCTGGTTGTTTCGGTTGCTCTTGCGCCATGATCTCTATTCCTTCTGCGATTGAGAACGCCAACTATCAAAGCGCGTAATAAAGCCGCTCACCAATATGAAAGAGGTTTGCCGGCGAATTTGACGTACCCACAAATTCGATTTGGAAGTCAGTAGTCAAAGCCGGCGTGAACACCCATTCCCTTTTGTAACGCTTCATCCCGAGATCAACGACGGTCGTCGTCACCGTGTCCGCGATCTCTTCACCCGTGCCGATATGCAGCGCACACGTGATGTCATGCGGGATTTCGTCATAGTGTTCAATTTGCGCGACTACATGAATTTCGGTCGAAGGCGCACCCAAATGCATCATCGTGGATACATGCTTGAACGCGATCTTTGGCCGCGACACATAGACCCGCGAACCGGTTATTTGCAGCCCTGCTTGCACGTCTTGGGTTCCGACAAATCGAGCGCGAAATTGACAAAGCGGAGGCGCGTTGGTCAACACCTGTAAGTTATCAAGCGTCAATCCCTGCCATTCGCCCGTGCCATTCGGCCGCATTTCGTAAATCAATTGACAGCTTGCAGGAACGATGGTGCCAGCCGTGATGTCGATATCTCGAAAGCCACCGTCCAGATTGATCGGCGCAAATTCGATGGTCACTTGCGAAGCGTTGAACCTCGCGCCCCAAACTTCGATCATCATGTCTCGGATCAAATCACCGAGATAGTAAACGCCGTCTGTCGAGTAGAAAAACGTCCCGTCAAGATAGGATTGACCGTAAGCCATGCCGACCCGGTGATTTGCGTTTGATGTCAACAGGATCGCGTAGCGCTTACCACGATCAAGAAACGTCGGCACGATATCGATATGGTTCCAACCAACCACGATCGACGATTGATCGTAAACCTGATGACTGATCACCCTTGACGTATCAGGCATGCCATTCGTGACTTCGCATAGCGACACGATGATGTTTTCCGCGCCACCCTTGGCGGTGATGTAGAACCCGAGCCGGGTTGCCCACATGTCATTCGCATTCAAAAACGTTTGCGCGACTTGCGCGCCGGAAATGGCGTGATTGATAACCTCCAACTCCCAATAGCTTTCCGTCCAACTATCGTGCCACCAATAATCATAGTTGGTCCAAGTGTGCCCGCCACCACCACCGGTCACGGTCGTTGTTTGATACGTGGCATAATTCGGCAACCAATACGGCGCTTGTTCTCCTACTGCATTCCATTGCGTCGCGCCGTTCGAACACACCGAGTATTCGCCGCCGTAGCGTAGACGTTCTTTGTGAATGGTGACCTGCACCATCTCGAACGTCTGATAGCCGTACTGCGCAATGCCGATGTCATCGTGATATGGACCAATCGATAGTTTCACGATCGACGTGAATGCCGGCAGCAACAATCCGGATTGATAATGGGCGTTCTGATCATTCGCCGAGAATAGCGAAATCTCAAAAATGTTGGCATTGGCGGCAGGGAAGCGTGCGCCCATCTCTACCAAAGCATCATAGCCAAGCAACGTCGTGTTGCCGCTGTCGCTCTGCGTGTCTTGCAGGAAATAATCCGCGCCGTACTGCGCATATGCCGCTGGCAACCCGACTTTTTCCTTCACTTCCGCAAGATCGCGATACAACGTCACGACATCGATTTTTTGCGCGCTACTGTTAGCCTTGGCCGCAAGCGCCGCAAGATCAGATGCCAACGACGTGACACGCGGACCAATCATCGCATCGAACGTCTCAACCGTTCCTAGCCGGCTGTCCAAATCCTCGACCGATGACACCTCAAATTCCGGGTACATCGTGACCGAAACAACCGATAGCGGATCAAGCAACACGTCGCAAATCTTGGCATTGGAAATCGGGATCGACGGCGCTTGCGGATCGGCGCTCTCCGCTCCATTGGTCAACGTCAACACCGCATCGCGTGACGACACCGTCGCCATTGCACGCGGCTCGGTGCGGCCGGTCGTCACATCAACCAGATAATCACGTTCCTCAATGTCGGTTTCATTGGTGACACCGTAAGCGCTGATCGTGATAATGCGCTTCGCCGTGCTCGGCAGCAGAGACAGCATTGATTGAACAGTGACAGACGATAGATTGAAGACCGCGCCGCTAAGATCGTAAAATCGTCCGGGAGCAATCTGCACTTCGCTTTGCGCAGTCTTGACAACACCGAACCCGGAATATTTTCGGGTAGTCGTCACGACATCGGAAACGAGGTGATCCAACGATGTGCGGGCAAATAGCTGCAAATCGTTGTGGTCCTGCGCTTGCTGCTCCTGATAATCGCGAAAGATGATTTGCTTTTCCACGGGTCTACTCCTTAGTTGGTGTTGCCGATCATCCGGGGATCATCGCGCGATTATCTTTAGGGTTGGCCAATCACATAGCTATCAACCCCAGCAAAGAACGGTTTTCCGGCGATAAAGAAGTGAGTTGGCCCGATCACCAAATCGATGTGATCAGAAAGCCGTTTCGCAGCACGCAACCCGCGCAATGCCTTCTGCAACGGCTCGCCATTGTGCGGTATCCAAAATCGCTGGAGCGCAGCTACTATCCCCGAGCCAGCCGCGAAAGCACTGCGCTTACCCGGCACCGATATCGTGACCCGCGCATAATGACGTGGCCATCCATAACACCCAACACCCATGAACTGCACTGCCGCGCCCCTTGGCGGTGTTGATCCATCCAACACGGCATAGCGATGAAAGATGCGTTCCGGCGCTGTCGTGGGGATAAAATAGCCATGGAAAACCACATCGCAAAACACGCTGTAGCCACGCGTGCCGTCAACCGTAATCAGTTCGGGAGCACTGGAAACCGCGATCAACGAAGGCGTAATCGGTGATCGCCACGACAAACCTGGCTGCGGTGCAATCGAAAGCAATCGTGACGAAGCGGTCGTCGGAATGTAATAGCGACCCGGCTGAAATGGACGCGAGCAGAAAATACTCTTGCCAGCCTGCGAAGGGATGTGAAGGATTTCAATCGAACCATCATTAGTAACGGTCGTGTCAGTCTCGACACCATTGACGACCCACACCGCTTTGCGCTGATGATGTAACAACGCCGTCGAAGGGATCGACACCGACCAATTGAGGGCAAACGGCGCACCGTGTAGCGAGATCGCGGAAGGTGCGGCAAGAAATGCTTTCCGCTTTGGAGCGTAAGACACCACACGATGATCGTACAACCGCACCTGCGGCAAGCGCGATAGCCATGCCTCGCGCGCTTCCTTGCTCAACGACGCACCGGAGAACACCCCCATTGGTGGCCGCTCAATCTTGCTCACATCGGCATCGACATATCGCGCGTACTCACGCAGGCAATAGGCAGTGCCCTTTTTTGCCTGCAACAACAGCGCCGCCGCCGTCACCGCGCGCTTGCGGGTTTCGTTCCAATCGTCTTCCCAAATATCAGCCGACAGTTCAAACGCCAGATGCGGCAGGAATTGCGCTGGCACATCATAGGGACGCTTGAGCAGATCGATATCAACCGGCAACCCCGCCATGCGCGCGCCGACCGCCGACAACACCCGCTCGAATGCCGTCGCATTACGCGGCAACAGATGTTGATCGAATGTCGGAAGCGCCATCAGTCCGACACCACCGTTTCAATCGTGACACCGAGCAGATGTGGGATGTGATCGTCATTGCAGACGACATCGCCAATATCGATCACGACGTTATCGATAGCCGGGATACGCGCCACCGACACCAGCCCGCTTTTATAGATCGTCGCGCCAATACGCTCATTCATCGTCGCGTAGTTTCGCACTGCCGTTTCGATGGTAGACTTGATAAGCAAGGGATCAGGACCACGTGAAAAATACGCAACGATGGCCACCGAGTAATCCGTTCGCGCCGCGCGCATGACGTTGACATCATCCGTAAGCGGCACCGTGTCTTCCATGGCAAAGCGCCGCATCAACGTCGCCATAACATCATCAGACACATCAGCACCGTTGAAGCCTGCGACGACGACGTTGACCCGGCCATCGCTCGGACTGTAGGCCCACGCGTCCATAACTTCAGCACTCTCGGTCAGCGCGAAATAGATGTAGGCCCCACGTGGCCCCACGGTTGAAAAGGCTTCCGGTGCAAGTTGAATGCGACGACGAAAGCGATCATCGCTTTCCATGATTACCGGCACCGTATCGGTTGCCGGCACAATGACCATGCGCACGGTCCCGAACAGCACGCCAAGGTGATCAAGATCAGTGCCGACCGCATAGGCAAGTAGGACCGCGCGTGCCTTGTCATTGATCAGCGCACGAATGATGGTTTCGCGATAGGCATAAGACTGCAACACGATCGTCATGGGTTCGGTTTCCAACCCAAGCGTGTCGATCGGCGGCAGATCGGGACGCGTGACGCGCACAACGTCCCATTGCGACAGCACCCACGCCTTTTGCGCCGTCAAGATCGCCTCGAAACTCACTTCCTCAATCAGTTGCGGCGGTGCCAATTGCGTGAGATCGGGAGCAAGAAACCGTGTTGACATCACGCCGCCTCTGGCAAAGCCGTGACGATGGCTTGTTTGAGTTCATCGACATCGAAGGCGAGCGTCCGAACTCCACTTGGCGTCAAGTCGCCCTGCAACGCGTTCGGTCGATAGATGACTTCAATCACCCATGACGACGCGCCCGTGCGATCGAAGTCGGTGATATCAATCCGATAAGGGCTTAAGCGCGGTTCGAACAAATCGATTGCCAGCGCGATGCCCCAACGAATGCGCAGCAACGTTTGCGCATTAATCGGCTCACCCAGCAATCGGATCACGTGCGATCCGACATAGCCGCGCATGATCCTTTCGAAAAACGGCGTTGTGAAAATCACCCGAACCGATTGCACGACATGATCCCAACCCGACAGCAGTTGCCCGGTTTGACGGTTCATGCCTGCCATTGGTCACACCTTTGCGTAGGTCTTGAGTGCCGGGCCGCCTTCGGTCTCAACCTTCGGTCCCTCTTGATCCTTGTCAGTAAGACCAAGATAGGTGTTGCCGATGGTCTCAACGCGCGAACTGCCATTCAGTGTGATCTTCTGCGACTTCGCTTCGATGCCGCTTTCGGTCAGAGTGATCGACGTGTTATCGCCAACCTTCAAGATCAGACTGTCCTTCTTGTAAGTAATCGTCACCTTGCCGAACGTGATGACGTGTTCGTCTTCACTGTCCCCCGGTGAGGCAAAGGTTTCATTCCACGTGAACGGAAGCGCAACCGCTTGCCCTAACTCACCAGACGGCGAAATCACCGTCATGTTCTGCCCCTTGGTCGGCGGGTTGTGGAATTTGAAATCGCCCGCCTGTTGTCCGTAGGGTATCCATGCCGATTTAAATTCGGTGTCGTCGGTGTCCGGGTTCAAACGCAACCGCACTAACTGCTTTTTGGTATCGATATCGGTGACACGACCATGGCGCAACACGTTGGCTTGCCGGCGCTTCATCTCGCCAACTTCCGCCCATAGCTCGGCTAGATGTTCATCGAGCGTCATAGCGGATTTTCATCGCCCCTGATGATGATCACCGGATGATCACCCGGCAACGCAACAGGGTTGACTTCCTTGTCAACATCATCGGCTTCGATCCTGTCTTGGCTCGGATCAAACCCAATGCGCGACGTCGTGACATCGGTGTCCGGTGTCGGGTACGGTGGAGCAATGCCGATGCCGCGTGCACCCGCCTCGGTGATCCCGAGCAAGGCGCGCGCCTGAAGCCAATTCGGCAGAGTATCCGCAATGATCTCCTGTTCAATCAGCGTCGCGACAGCCGACAACCCGTCGATGTTGGTTGACTTGATGGCGTCTAGAAACTCTCTGATGGGATTATCAGCAGCCATCGGGATGCCCGGC